TGGTATTTTGTTGCCTAAAAAGGAGCGATTATGGAGCAATTCAAACAGATTTACAGGATTCTATCTATCCTACATAAGGCTATGGACTTGGAAGAATGGGACAGCGAACTGCTTTCTCCGGAAGCATTAAGTATCAGCCTTCCGATGTGGTCGAGGCTTATGGCCATGCTTCTAAAAGAAGGGTACATTACCGGCGGGGAAGTTTGGGAGTCCTTCGATGTAAGCTATCCAAAAGTTAAGCTTGTGCGGCCTGAGATTACACTTAAGGGCTTGGAATATTTGGAAGAGAACAGCCTCATGAAGAAAGCCGGAGAAATGCTGAAAGAGGTTATCCACATCGTAAAATAGGAGGTAGCTATGAAGAAAGAAAAGTTATGGTACAGCTGGGGAGATTTTTCTTGGTTCTCCAAGCTGGCATTTATCCTGTCTATCCTGGCATTAATAGGCGTAGTAACCCACTGATTTCATGGCGATAGGCGCCCAAAAGGGCAATTATAGAGATAATTAGGGCGATTAAGTCAATCCATTTGTCCAGTAAGTATCTTTTGAGCGCTATGGAATTGAATGCTCTAAAGTGCCGTCCTTTATGGGTGAGGACTGCCGAAAGAAAGGCTTGGTTTTCACCTATTCGGCTGATACGGATATAGCCTTCCTGCTCAAGATACTCAAGGCAGGCTAAGAAAGAACCCCAGCTTATAAAGTCCGGGGGATTCATTCGTTTATTTACATCGAAAGTAAAATCGGGAAGATTGTAGAGGTAGTGAAGCACCTTCTTAGAAGTAGAATCTATCATGCATTTTCTCCTTTTTTTTCTTTCATCATATCATGCTTTAAAGCACTGTCCATAGGGCGGTGCTTTTTATATTGCCCGAAGGCGTAAAACTACGAGGAGACACCTTGTAAAAACAGGGAAACTATATTGTGAGACACACATAAAACTGGAGGAGAATATGGAAAACAATGCACAGGGTCAAGAAACCCAACAAGGAACACAGCAGCCTAATAATCAGCAGGGAATGTCACAGAATCAGAACGGACAGGGTATGCCGGGGATTGATTATGACAAGCTTGCGCAGATTATTGAGGGAAGAACTAAGGCGGCAGAGGAATCGGCCATGAAAGGCTATTTCAAACAGCAAGGCCTTACACAGGAAGAGGTAGAAAAGGCAATTAATACCTTTAAAGAGGAAAAGGCGAAGAACACGCCTGACTTGGCTACTCTTCAAAGCGGTCTTACTGCTGCACAGGAAGAGGCTAAGAGGGCAAAGCTTGAACAGTTTGCTACTATGCAAGCGGTAAGCTTAGGGCTTGATGCTAAAACGATTCCCTACGTTCTAAAGATGGCAGATTTTACTGCTTTAGACGGAAAGGAACTTAAGGAAGAGGATGTTAAGAAGGCATTGAATAAGGTGCTGGAGGATATCCCACAGCTTAAGGCTTCTAATACCAAGGCTACAGGGTTCCAAGTCGTAGGTGCAAACGGCGGTAGCAAAAATGAGAATGAATCGGAGGCGCTAAAGAAAGCCTTCGGACTAAGTTAATCCTAAATAGGAGAAAGGAAATTTAATTATGGCAGTATATCAGTACGCAGAACAGTTTACACAGTTTTTGGCACAGAAGTATGAGAAGGAGCTTTGCTCTGATGCATTAATGCACAGTAATCCACAGATTACCTTCCTTAATGCGCAGACCATTAAGCTTCCTCGCCTTACCTTGTCCGGCTATAAGGACCACACAAGAACCGCAGGCTTCAATGCCGGCACTATCTCTAATGACTGGGAGCCTAAGAAGCTTGCCCACGATAGAGATATCGAGTTCTTCGTGGATCCTATGGATATCGATGAGACAAACCTTGCTTTGTCCGTTGCAAATATCCAGAATACCTTCGAGACAGAGCAGGCAATCCCTGAGAAGGACTGCTACAACTTCTCTAAGCTTCATACAGAGCTTACTACCTTCCACGGACGAATCGACAGCACCACCGTTCTTACTGCACAGAATATCCTGGCTGTCTTCGATGAGGAAATGTCCAAGATGGACGATGCGGGAGTGCCTGTAGAAGGAAGAATCCTCTATGTTACGCCGACCGTAAACAAGCTGTTAAAGGAAGCGGACGGCATCCAGCGAATGATCACTGTAAACAGCTCCAATGCTGTAGACAGAAGCATTCATAGCTTGGATGAGGTAACGGTTAAGATGGTTCCTTCCGGACGTATGAAGACCAAGTACAACTTCACTAACGGATGTGTAGCCGCTGCCGATGCGGATCAGATTAACTTTATTCTGGTACATCCTTCCTGCGTAGTAGCAAGAGACAAGTACGCTTACATTTCTCTTTTCACTCCGGGAACCGATTCCAGAACCGCAGACGGATATTTGTATCAGAACAGAAACTACTGGGATCTCTTCATGATTGAGAGAAGGGTTGCAGGCTGTGCAGCACACGTAACTAAGCACTAAGGAGGTAGAGCGTGAGAGCAGTAAAAGAAAATAAAGAATACTTCATCGATGATTCTCAGAAGGGGTTTTACCTTACACAGGGATTCGATATTTACGGCGATGACGGAGAGCTGTTAGAGGCGGCACCCGGTAAGACCGTGTCCTACGATGAATATGCAGCGCTTCAAAATAAGCTGGAAGCCCTCGAAGCAGAACTGCAGAAAGCCCAGTCCCAAGGAAAGGGAAAAGGGAAGAATAAGGACGAGGAAGCCGCAGTTGTAGAGGACGGAGGTAACTAAAATGATTCCTTACCTGGATAAAACGAAGTTTATTGAGCGGTACGGTACGAAAGTTCCGGAAGACGAGATAGACGAGCTTTTAAACAGGGCGAGTAGGGACATTGATACTCTAAGCTATAACCGCATCCGTGGAATTGGGTTTGGGCATCTCACTGACTTTCAAAAAGAGATTATCGAAGAGGTAGCTGGAGAGCTCGCCCTTTTCAAGCACGATAACGCGGAATTTTTAGAATCGCCGCTAAGCGAGTATAGCCTTAATGGGGCAAGCGTGAAGTTATCTTCCAGTGAGAAGGTAATGGTAGAAAAGGGGGTGACCATCAGCCGCTCCCTTTACGCTTTGCTCTGCCAAACAGGGCTGTGCTGTAAGGCGATATAGGAGGAAGTATGAAGTATCCTTGTTTAGTTCCCAAAAGCCTTTGTAAGGTTCCTATCGAGGTGCATTTAACTGGTGAAGGGATAACGGAAGACGGAGAGCCTGAACGCTCTCTTGATTTAAGCCTTCTTTGTAATTTCCAAGATAGCGTAAAAACAATTTTCACGGAAGAAAAGAAGCTTGTTGAGTGCACCGGAACGGCTTATTTCCCGGGGGATATTGCTGAGAACTTCCCTAGCCTATCCGGAGGAACTATAACGGTCTTCTCCGAAGAAAGAGAAATAGTTCACGGTGTGAAGGCGAGGAATCCTGATGGGACGGTGAATTATTGCAAGCTGGAGGTAAAGTAATGAAGGCTACAAGCACGGTAAAAATGAACTTTCCGAGGATACAACAGCTTTCTAAGGCGGCCGTAACTGCCCTTGCCATGACAGGAGAGGCCGTGCATAGCGATGTAGTACAAAGCCAAGTAGTACCCTTCAAAACCGGTAATTTGCAGAATGAATCTGCCTTTGTGGATGACTCCGATGCAGACAGAGGCGTGGTAAGACTTGTGCACTCTACGCCATACGCAAGAAGGCTTTACTATCATCCGGAATTTAACTTCGATACCTCCGAGAACCCCAACGCTAAAGGGCAATGGTTTGAGGATTGGGAGAAAGGCGGAGAGAAGGAAGACTTTGCAAAGAATGCCTTCATGAAGTTTTACAAGGAGAGGGGGGATGTTTAGTGCTACCGCTGAAAGTAATTCAGCAGCTGATTAAGGAAAGCGACCTTTTTAAGCAGGTTTATATTGGAAAACTGGATAACAAGAAGGAGAAATCCCTTGGAATCTATCACAGGAAGTCCAGCGGTACGCCTATCAAGGCCTTAGGAGGCTTAGAGCATACAAGCTACGGCATTTCTCCATTATCCTTGTTAATCCATTGGAATAAAAGCTTTGTGGAAACGGAAGACGCAGCCACAAAGCTTTTTCAATTTTTACAGTCAAAAGACAAAGCTTTTCAGATAGGCGATACCGTGGTTCGTTACCTATCCTTGGCAGTACCGGAACCACAAGACATAGGAACTGACGATAGCGGAGTCTATGAGTTCGTTATCTGGATTGATGTGATTTATGAAAGGAAATGATTATGAGCGAAGCAGCAGGAAAAGTATATCCGGTACATTCTAATCAGTTTAAGTTCGGCCTTAAGGGTATGGACAGTAAGCCTCAGGACATGGCAACGCCAAAGGATCTTGAGAACTTTGCACCTACCATCGATGGAACAATGGAGAACTGGTATGCGATGGATGCGGAGGGCTGGTCTAAGGCGGCCATGACCGGTAAGAAGATGTCCTTTAAGTTTAAGGGCAAGAGATGCGTAGGAGACAAGGCAAACGACTATATCGCAGACCTTGCATGGAAGTTTGGGCCCGATGTAATGACACAGTTTGAATGGACTATGGTATCCGGTGCAAAGCTTACCTGTCCTGTAGTTATCAACGTAACCACACCGGGCGGTGGAGACACCACAGGAATTGACGCTTTAGAGTTCGATGCGGAGTGCTACGGTAAGCCGACTATTACCCCCGCACCGGTTACACCCGGAATTGGAGGTTAATCCATGAAGAAGATTGATATTACGGACAGACTGAACTTTGAAGAAAACAGCTGCTTAATCATCAAGGGAAAAGAGATTGATGTAAACAGTGACGCGCCTTCCATGCTAAAGGTGCTCCAGTTTATGGGCGGTGATGCCGGAGCGAAGGAAGTAAATGAGGCTTATGAGACACTCTTCCCTCAGGAATCCAGAGAGAAGCTTGCAAAGCTTAAGCTTAGCTTTGATGATCTAATCGTAGTGATTAAGGCCGCTGTGGAGCTAATCACAGGAGATAAGCAAGAAAAAGAGTAGTGAGCCGTACTATGACCTGTTTGAAGACTGGGACTTGATAGTTTCCAGCTTCCTGTCACAGTACGGCCTTCGTTTATCTACGAAGGATTTTAAGACGGTTGACTGGGCAGAGTTTTCTGCCCTTTTATCCGGTCTATCCGCGGACACTGCTCTTGGTAAGGTAGTGGCTATCCGAAGCGAGACAGATCAGGAGACCATCAAACGATTTTCTTCGTACCAAAAGAAGATTTACGACGACTGGCGTACAAAACAGAGTGAAAGAATGACAGAGGAAGAATATGCGGCGGAAATGAGAAAGCTGGAAGCCAGCTTGTTTTCGCTTTTATCGTAGGAAAGGAGGATAAATGGGAGATAGCGTAGGGCAGGTAAGCCTTGACTTAGTCCTTAACAAGGGCGATTTTGAGGCGGGACTAAACAGCATAACGAGACTTGCTACGAAAGCCGGTAAAATGCTTGCCGGAGCCTTCGCAGTTGGAAAGCTAATCTCTTTCGGTAAGGAATGTATAGAACTAAGCTCCAACCTTTCCGAAGTGCAGAACGTAGTGGATACCGTCTTTCCTACAATGAATAAACAGATAGATAATTTCGCAAGGAATGCTGCAGCGCAGTTCGGTCTATCTGAGACAATGGCTAAGAACTTTACCGGTACTTTTGGTGCTATGGGAAAAGCCTTTGGCTTCTCTGAGGGGCAAGCCTATGATATGGCTACTGCTTTAACAGGCCTTGCCGGAGACGTAGCGTCTTTCTATAACATGAGTCAGGACGAAGCTTATACAAAGCTTAAATCCGTGTTTACCGGAGAGACGGAAAGCCTTAAGTCCTTGGGTGTAGTAATGACACAGACTGCACTGGATGCCTTTGCCATGGCCAACGGCTTCGGTAAGACTACTAAGTCTATGTCTGAAGCCGAGAAGGTGGCGCTTCGGTTTAAATTCGTGCAAGACCAGCTTTCTGCTGCACAAGGCGACTTCATGAGGACATCGGACGGCTGGGCTAATCAGGTGAGGCTTTTGTCCTTGCAATTCGACAGCTTAAAGGCCGCCATAGGTAGTGGGCTCATTGCCGTGCTTAGTCCTGTAGTTAGGATGTTGAATATCTTAATCGGTAGAATCCTAACTGCTATAAGCGCTTTAAGAAGCTTCTTCTCCATGCTTGGCGGCACTGCAAAGCTTGCTATCAATCCTAAGGGCATAACAGCCGGAACGGATGCTGTGGCAAAGAGCGCAGATAAAGCAAGCGGTGCTCTAGGCGGTGCAGGAGGTGCGGCTAAAAAGGCGGCTAAAGATATAAAGAGCGCGACTACAGGTATTGACGAACTCAATATCCTTCCTGATCAGAGCGATTCCTCCGGAGGTGGAGGAGGCGGAGGAGAAGGCGGGGGCGGTGCAGACTTCCCCATGGAATCCGTCGATACCGGCGCAATGGAAGAGGGGACTGCCAGAATCAATGAACACCTGCAGGGCATGATTGATAGGTTCACCGAATTAAAGAATCTCTTTATGTCCGGATTCTGGGAAGGTCTAAAAGACATGTCAGTTCTCGATTCTATAAAAGAGAACCTTAAAGGAATCGGAGAAAGTCTTGTAAACATTTTTACATCAAGTGAAGTGCTTAATGCAGCCAATACCTTTGCAGACAGGGTCGCCGTAGATTTAGGGAAAATTGCGGGCGCAGGAGTAAGTATCGGGCTCACCTTCGTAGATTTCTTAAGCGGCTCAGTAGAGAAGTATCTTGCGCAGAACACAGAACGCATTAAGAAATTCATCGTGAAAATGTTTGATATCGAAGGAGACATCGCAGACATTCAAGCGAACTTCGCAGTAGCTATAGCTGAAATCTTTTCAGTGCTTCAAGGCGACAACTTTAAGCAGATAGGGGCAGATATCATTAGCATTGTTTCGGATATTTTGGGAACTTTCATTGTAGTTTCTGAAAGCTTTTTCCGTGACTCCATAGATGTGATTCTGACTCCTGTTGTGGAGTTAAAAGACCGGATTATTGAAACCTATAATGCGCTATCTGAACCGGTAATGCAGGTTTTTAATGACCTGGCTGAAATATTCCATATGTATGGCGACACTATCATAAGCATCTATGATAATTCTGTTCATCCGCTATTTACCTTGATGAAAGAAACCATTGTTGCTGTAGGAGACAAATTCTTAGAGTCCTTCGGTACTTACATTCTGCCAATAGTTCAGAAAGCGGCAGACAAGTTCACAGATTTTAAGGACAATGTCATTGCGCCTCTTATGCCAAAATTTGAAGAGGTTTTCGGAAAAATATCGGAATGTATTCAAGTAGCGTGGACTACCGTTATAGAGCCTTTTATTATTTGGTTCACCGGCGTTGCAGTACAGCAAATCGGCATGGCGCTAGATACTGCTGTGAGTTGCTTCTTCGCATTCCTTGATGGGGTAGGAAAAGTAATTGACGGCGTCCTGACTGCCTTAGGCGGTCTTATGGATTTTATTATTGGCGTGCTTACAGGGGACTGGGACAGGGCATGGAATGGCATTAAGGCCATATTTGACGGCGTATGGAGAGCAATTACGGGTATCTTGGAAGCGATGTTAAATGTAATGCAGGCAAGGCTTACCGGTATGCTCAACATGATGAGGAAGAATTGGGAAGCTGTCTGGAAAGCGGTATCCGACTTCTTTAAACGCATTTTTGACGGTATTAAGTCTGCGCTTAGCGAGAAGATGGAAGCTATTAAAAATGGAATCTCCACTGTCTTAAATACAATAAAGGAAAACTGGGAAAAGGTTTGGACGAATTTGAAAACTACTACCGTGTCTATATTTGAGGGCATGTGGGGAGGAATCAAAGGCGTTATCAACTCTATCCTTGGCGGTGTGGAGTCCATGGCCAACGGAGTAATCAAGGCTATCAATAGCATGATTAATTCTTTGAACTCCATAAGCTTTGAACTTCCCGATTGGATTCCTGAAATAGGAGGGAACAGCTTCGGACTGAGCATTCCTACCGTTCCTACGGTGTCCATCCCAAAGCTTGCTAACGGTGGATTCGTAAAAGCAAACACTCCACAGCTTGCCATGATTGGAGATAACCGGCACTACGGAGAGGTAGTTGCTCCGGAAAACAAGCTGGAAGATATGCTTAATAAGGCTGTCTCCCTTGCTTCTAATCCGGGAATCTCCGAAGAACATTTTGAAAGAATGCTTGCATTCCTGTCCAGAATCTCCGAGCAGATTGAAGCTATGGATCTAACGGTCTATGTGGATGTTCGAGAGATAAAGCAAAGGCTTACCGACTTGGAAGGCCGAAGCGGATACAACTTAAGGGGGTAATATGGCAACGATAACAATTAATGGAAAAGAATTTCCCGCTCCGGACATTGGAGGCAATCTTGTGGTTGCTACCAATGTTTCTGCCGGAAAGAATGCCAAAGGCGAGTTCGTTGGCCAGAAGGTGGGAAGAGACCAGTACAAATTCGACTCCCTACAGTGGAAAAGCTTAGATGCCAAGACTTGGGCGGATATGCTGCAGGAGTTTGATAAATTTGTGGTGGTTGCTAAAATCCCTGATATGGTCCATAACCGTTTTCAGACTATACGGATGTATCCTGGCAATAGAACGGCCACGCCGATAGCTTTCGATAAGGCTGGACTGCCGACCATGTATCGGGATTGCAAGGTAAACATTGTAGACTGCGGGATCAATTAACCGGGAGGGGCTATGCTTCAAGTAACAAGTGCATACAAAGAAGAAATGAAAAAGCCCCTCCGGGGGCATACCCTAATGAGGGTAAACATCGGAGTTATTAATCAAGAGGCGCAGGGCAGTGCTATAGTGAGCTCTGAGACAGCTTATTTTAGCAATCTGTCGAAACCTCTTAATAACTATGTTGTAGATGCCCTATACGCCACTACGGAGCAAAACTATAGCACCGTAGACGGGCGGATGTATTTTCTTCCCAGGGAGAAGTCAGACTGCGTTCTGAATCAGGGAATTGTATCAAAGGAAATAAAAGGAATTATAGATTTTATCTTCCCTGTTCCGGTAGATCTAAGAGGAGTCACTATAGACTTCGGAAAGACCTATCCGGAAGAATTTACAATCGTTACAGACCAAAGCTTGAAGGATGTAACAGGAAATAATAAAAGCAAGTATGTCTGTGATGAGGTGTTTAAAGGTACTACGACACTATCTATCATTCCTAATAAGATGGTAAATGGTCATGGTCGCTTACATATCCATGAAATCATCATGGGCATAGGTATTTACTTTAACGAACGGAACATCCTGTCTGCCAGTAAGAAAGAGCATATCAGCCCTATTATGGAGGCGCTGCCTACAATCGACTTTAGATTAAGCGTAAACAATAAAGATCGGGCTTACGATATAGAAAACGAAAAGAGCACAGTAAACTTCTTAGAACTTGGCCAGAAGGTGCAGGCCTTCCTCGGGCAAGAGGTTGAGGACAGGATTGAATGGTTGCAAGTTGGAACCTTGAAGCTTAAAGAGTGGTCGGCTGACGATGACAAAATGAGCTTCACGGCGATAGATTTTCTTTCCGGTCTTACAGGGAAGTATAGAAAGGGGAAGTATTATCCTCAAGGGATAAGCATATATGACCTTTGCCTTGATGTTCTTACTGATGCAGGAGTGGACCCGCGAGAATTTTACATAGATGAATATCTAAAGACGGTAAAGATAAAGAACCCTATCCCTGTGGTATCTCATAGAGAAGCCTTACAACTCCTTTCCAATGCCGGACGATGCCTTTTGTATCTGGACGAAAAAGGAAAGATTGTAATCCGCTCTTCTTTCGTTCCGAGGATGACCAGTACAGTAGCTAGGGAGCCTTATTTCTCTAACGGTACAAGGATTCTTGAGAATCTGCCTATTAAAGAATACTCCCTTACAAACGGAAACTATTCTAGGGTAGACGGCACGACTTTGTTTCTTCCAAGAAGTGGCAAGGCAGATATCGGATACGTTGATCGTACTGCCATGCAAGTAGCAATTGATACCGAAGCAGTTTTTGCTTGTTTCGGTATGCAGCTGCAGTTTGGCAGAACCTATCCGAGCAAGATAGGGATAGAGACTCTGGCAAACGGCAAGACCGTAGAAGAGTTAAGCTTTGATGTAGATAGGGCGGACTTCATCATATCCCACGAGTTCGCGCCTTTTAACAGAATGGCCATCTACGAAAAGGAACCTTCAAGGACAGGAGGAAGGGCAGTCCTTAATAAGGTAAGCTTTGGAAATGTTACGGACTACGAATTAAGCTACGGAAGAGAACTAACCAAAACGCCTCTAGGAACCCAGCTTCAATCTGTAAAGACCTTGGAACTTACAAGGGCAGAATACCTAGATAGCACCGAGGGAGAAAAGGAGCTTGCTAAGGTAGAGTGCACTAATCCGGGAGAATATCTTGCAGAGTTTAGCAATCCTTCCTATGGCTGCACAGTACAAGCCTCTTCCGGAACGGTATCTGTGTTAGAGGCAGGAGCTTACTTCCTCCGCTTCTCATACTCCGGATCAGGAGGAGAAGTAAAGGTCAACGGCAAGGAGTACCTGGTAAAGACCTACACAATGGAAAAGGAGTTAAATCCTACCGGTAAGAGGGAGAAATGGAAGAATCCTTTGATATCGGACACTGCCCTTGCTACCGATGTTTTAGACTGGGTAGGGAACTACTTAAAAGCGGACAGAGAGTACAGCCTTACCTATAGAGGAGAGCCAAGGTTAATGGCGAATGATTTACTGTATCTTGAGAATAAATATGTAGATAAGCTAATGCTTCGGGTATTTGACCATACCTTGAATTATAACGGAGCCTTATCCGGAAGCATAAAGGCAAGAAGGGAGGTTTCTTTTGTGGAAGACACCTAAGACAGACTGGAAGAGTACAGACTTCTTTAATGTAGAAGACTATAACCGAATAAAGGGAAACATCAACGAAATCCGGCAGAAGGCAGTAGTCCTTTGGTCGGATTTTCCTTTTACAGAAATGGGAGCGGATAAAAGTTATCAAGACTACGGATTCTATGCCGATGAGATAAATGCTTTTGAATCTAACCTTGACAGAATCTGCTCCGCTACTTTCCCTTTTACTATCGGAGAGAGGCAGACCTTCTACGATAACCAGCCATTTATCACTTGGGACGAACTGAACAGAATAGAAAACGCTTGCCTCCTTATCTATCAAAACTTTACAGGAAGAGAAGAAGGTATGCGGAGGCTATCTTTTAAATTAGGAACGAAAGGAGAGCTTGTATGAGCCTAAAAACAGACTACAAGGATGCCATGTATGCAAAGAGGAAGTTCCGCATGGAGAATAACAGCGACGGAACAGTATCCCTTACTGATGCAACATCCTACACTCAGGAGGGCACTCCCTTCGGGGCGAATGATGTAAACGCCATTACAAAGAGCGTGAATGCCTTGTATCAGGAAACAATCGTAACCATTCCGGCTAATGCCTGGAGCAGTTCTGCACCTTATAGCCAAAAGGTGTCTGTGCCAACGATCAAGGCCACAGACTCAGTATCTATGGGAAAGGCACACACTAAGACTTCAAGTCCTACCGATATAGAGACCTATGACGAGATGGCGGGACTAATCACAAGCGCAGAGGTTACGGATGGATATGTGACTTTCTACTGTGCAGCAGAAAAGCCTAACAAGGAGTTTAAGGTTAAATTAAAGGGGGTGAGTAAGTAATGAGTGAAGTATTTATACCGCTTGGCGGCGCAGGAGGGAAGAACAGAGGAACGGCAGCAGTCCTAGGAGATAGCACACCTTTCTCAAATGCCGGAGCTGTAATGAGTCTTCCGCTTCCTGCAGGTAACTACAAGAAGTCCGTAAGTAACCCTAGAACTAGCTATGGAGATGGAAAAAATTCCGAAGTAACAATCTCTAAGGGCTTACTTAAACAGATGGCACTTAACGCCTTCGGAATCGCTTCAATCACAAATTTTAGCCTAGCCCTGTATGCGCATAAGCAAGTCCGGCTTACATGGGCTAAACCTACTAGGGGCTTGTGGAGTGGTACAAGGCTCGTTTTTAAGTATGACAGTATGCCAACGAGTACAGAGGATGGATTCTATAAGTTTGATAGTGCCGATGTGCATTTTGAAACTGGCAGACTTGAAGAGAGACAGCTTTATGTTCGTGCCTACAGCTATGTTACGACCAACGAAGGTAGGTGGTATGACGATGGGAAAGTAAGTGCGACAATCCGTGTAAGCGGCATTAGTGGCGCTGTATCCTTTGGAGCAGGAGCAGGAACTTGGACAGTACCGGCAAATGTTTATAAAATCCGCTATATACTTGTTGGGCATGGTGGCGATGCAGGAAGAATGTTTTATACAAGTTGTGCTACAGGTGGCGGAGGCGGTGGCTATTTCACTACTGGATATATGAACGTTACTCCAGGGCAAGCCTTGCCTTGGGTTGTTCCTACTGCTACAGGGCAGCCAACAGTTTTAAATAGCTTTCAGGCAAATAGCGGTACTTCTGGAAACCGCGCCACTTACGGAAACAGAAATATGTACGGAGGAGCAGGAGGTTCCGGAGGTGGTGCTGCATACTTCTCAAGCGGCTTTTATGGAGCAGGCTGTGGGGGTACTGACGGAGGTGATGGACAAGAATGCTGGTGGTATGATAGAGGGAGAGCAAGGCGGTTTGAGAGCGATAGATATACAAATGTTGGTGGAACAGGACAGCACACAAGCACTAGAGGCTTTAATGGTGTTTTGTACTCCGGAGGCGGCGGAGGTGGAGGCGCTGTCAGCACAACGAATAAATCGTATCCGGAGAAGGGCGCTGGTTTAGGAGGCCCTGGCGGTGGGGGGAATTGTACTTCTAACTCAGTCTACGGCGAAACAGAGGCCGCCGGTACT